TTGAAGCCAGATACGGTGCATTAAATTTGCAAATAAACTCGCAGTAACTACCTGACGAGTTAGCCGTCTCAGGCACAACATCAACAATGCGAATCGGCAGAGAAGCAGTCGCGGCAAAAGAAGTACCGAGAATAGCAACAGCCGAATCACCAGTAGTAGTAGAACCGGAGTTCTGAACCAGTTCAGCATTGTTTCCAACAGACGTACCAGCATAGAAAGCAATGGTAGTACCGGTAGAAACAGCGGCTACTTTAAACAAAACATCCGGATCATCCACAACATAAGCCTGTGCGTCGGTTACGCCAGAAGCAAAACCGGGCCAGTACTGACTAAACGTTTTCTGCTTATTCGTGGGGTTAGTATAGGTGCAGCCCATGAAAATTCCTGCCACGCCTTGGNTGGCAACAGTCGTAGTACCANNNTCAACTTCAAGGGTACCCGTGTTAACCAGTTTAACTACGTCACCAAAGAAAATAGCGGTGTTGTAGTTAACAGACGAGTTCGTGATAGGAAGTAGACGGGTTGAACCTGCGTACGGCTGACCACCAATCAGGTTGATGGGTAGCAGACCATACGGCTTGTCAACTGTAGGGTAAGCCATCTAAAACTCCTTAAGATTATTTAGAACCAGAACCAAACCCAACGCCCCTTGTTGTCGTGCTTTTCTTTTCACTAAACAAAGGCATACGTGGGTCACTTGACCGCATGAAGTTGTTATCCACAGACTCCATTTGGGCCGTGGCTTGTCGGTTGTAGTAATCGTTGCGTGACTCTGCCAACTCCTGCGGCATAGAACACAGCATCAATCCTCCAATTTCGACATTGCCGTTCGTATTACTTTGCAGTTTCAGCTCAGGAAAATCTGATGCTTTAACCGGTTCCCATCCCTCACGGATCCGCTTGGATACGTTTGACGCATGCGACTGACCAAGTAGTTCGGTAGCGATCCACCGAAATTTCAGTCCGGGGCGTGGGTCTGGGGTTGGGAGAGTGCTGGCAGGCACAAAAACCGTACGAGCCGTGCTCTCACGTGTTTGAAGGTTTCTGGGTGTACGCTCTTGCGTACTGTCACGACTAATTCTTTCAGACATGGTTAGGACTCCGAATTAAGTTTAAGTACTTCACGAGCATACTGTTCATTGGTAAGGCCCAGCCGCTTGGCTAGTGCTTCTTGGGTCTTGGTCAGTTTGACCGCCACCTTCTTACCTGCAGTACGAGATGGAGCAGCAACAACGGTTGCCGGACGTTTCGGTTGTTCCTTCCGCGTCTCACCGAAAAAGTCGGGAAACACTTCACGCATGCGAGCGTCTATCCGCTCGTAGTAGGTGTCAGTCCGAGGATCAACACCGTTTTCGACCAGTTTTTTGTGCACAGCCAGCGCGAGACTGGTCATCTCATCATCTTGCCCAAACCATTGGTTCCGGGCCTGCCACTTTACGGCTCTAGGGTCGTATGTGGACTCTGATTGCTGCTGTGTTGGTTGACTATATACATCCGTTTCTGGGATTTGTAAAGCACTAGGTTTAAAAGATTTTGCTTGCTCCAACCGATACCGAGCTACAGCTAGTTCTTCTTGCGCTGCAATAATTTGGTCGGTGTCGTAGGACTCCTGTGCTTCTTTCAGCTTCTGGCGGGCGATCTGCAGTTCCATCTCGGCTTTCTGGGAGGCCATCTCGCCGTATGTCTGAGCACCTTGATTGTAGGTTTCCCGCAGTTTTTTGTTCTCTTCCAGCAACTGCTGAGCAATCCGGGTTGCTTCTTCCCGCTCCCGCAGGGCAGCTTCTTTAGCCCGCCGCTCGTCGTGACGAGCATGACTCAGCTCCTTGATCCGTTTTTGAACTTTGTCGCTGTACTCGGCGACTTCATCGTCTGTAACGTCCTCAACCTCACGCTCCAGCGGCTTGCGCCCGCGATCTTCCGGCGGTGTGTCGTCTACGACTTCCAGTTCAATGTCGGTTTCTTCAAGTTGAGCTGACTCCTGCTCACCCTCCTGAGTCTGTGCTTCTTCCTGCTCGTCAGGAAATTTAAACTCTTCTCTATCTTTAATTGCCATTTTTAACTCCTATTAAGCACGTGTGTAACCACGCGGATCTTCAACCACCGCCTCGACCTGATCGTCGTTAAGCAAGCGAAACTCGCGTCCATGGATCTTGAAACGCGTACCAGAGTAAGCCCTTACTAACACAAAGTCACCTTCCTTACACCACGGCCCAGCCGGGAACTTGGCAGTGTCTTTGTAAGCGTCTTCTCCCATCGAAATAACAAACAACACGATGGTGCTGTGCTCTTCAACTTTGGTAAGCGCATCCGGCTTTAAAAGATCCGTACCGGAGAATTTGTCTTCTACTTCTGGGATTGCACACAGGAGTTTCCAGCCTGTGGGTTTTGGCAACTGGGTTGCCTGTTGGGTTTCTTCATCCATTTTGTTTCGCAAGCCTTTCTGCCGTTTCGGCAAGAATGTTGTTGGCAATTAATAACCCACGCATAACACCGCAGTGATATTGGTATGCCGCGTGTTTTTTGGCTTTGCCATCAGCCAAATCTTCCATCATCTTCTGACGTTCTTCTTGAAGCCTTTTTGAAATGCTGACCAGCACTTCAGTCATTGGACTCCTCCACTCGTTTTGCAAGGTCAATTAAATGAGCCTCTGCGAGCGCCAGACCTTGGATCACGCCACAGAGTTTTTGGTACTCCTCATAGCTACGGCACGCACCGCCTGCGCAGTCGTCCGCGTAGTTGTTCATATCCTCTCGGATTTTTTTGCGCAGGGTCTCTGCGAAAGCTTGAATCACCGGTTATTACCTCCTCGTGGTTGAGATTTACTTTTGGCAATGTCAATACCCATCCGCATCCCCTCAAGCTCACCTTTTTGTTTAAGGGCGTCTGTGGCTTGCGCGGCTTTAACTAAAAGTTCTTTTTCCTTAAGTTTTAGTTCGTCAGCTTTTGCTGCTGCGTCAACCAATACTTTTTTCTCCTTGAGTGCCAACTCGCCCTGTTTAATTGCCAGTTCTTGTTGTTGCATCTGCACCAATGGATCCTGTGCCTGTTGCATGGCTTGTCTCTGAGCCACTTCTGCTTGGCTATTCGCCAGCACCCGCTTAGACGCTTCAGCCACCAGACGAGAAATCTGCAACTCAAGCTCTTCTGGCAACTCTTCTCCCGGAGCAGGAAGCGGAATCCCCAACTGCTGTTCGATCCGTTGACGGTATGCAAACCCAACGTGCTCTGCGATGTGGGCTTGCAGCGCCGCGCCAATCTGGTTGGCTTGGGGGTTCTGCCCAATCATCTGCTGAATGATCGGATCCTGCATAGCGTTCATGTGCACTGCAATATGAGCCTCGTGGTCCTGATATATGAACGCCTTGAGTGGCTTGAGGTTCATCGCGTTCATGTTCTCCATGACCGGATCGGTTGGCTTCTCGTCATCCTCGACCGGCACCAGCTTGGCTGCGTCCTTGATCCCCAGCACCTCCAACATCTGCCTGTGGAGCTGTGGCATGTCATAAATCTGAGGCGCGGTCTGGGACAACTGGATCACTGCTTGATACTGCACCACCCGCTGAGACATGGTCGCCGCATTGGGGTCTGACACAGGGATGATCTCCACCATGTCGTAGTCCGCACGGGAGACCTTCGGCTCTGGCCCTTCACCAGCCTCACTTGAGTCTGTATGAGCCGGTTCGTACTCATACTCATCATCCACAAACTCAGCAATGATCGCCGCAAGCAGTTTGAACTCACACTTCATAGCCGCATGAATACGGGCTTGGACGGCAGACATGACTTTTAAACTTCTTTCCAACAATGCCAGCGTCGTACCTACCGGGGTCTCTTTATTGATGTCCTGAATCTTAAGTTCAGCCACCGCAGCCAAAGATCTTCCCTGTTCCACGATGATGTTCATCAATGAAAGGAGGGTTTGGCTGGGTTCTTTATATGGGAGGAAGGCAATGTTCTCGGCAATCTTGCCGCTGGCAATATCTACGTCCCTAAACTCGCCCGGAGCGATCGGAGTGTCGTCTCCTTTGATCCGTAGACCCCTAGTTTTTAAACCGCCCGGGAGATTTGAGAGGGTGCCCGCATCCACCAACTGCCTTAATAACGACGTACTCGACTTCGCATGCCCACCAATTAGGTGAATTAGGCCATATCCGTAGAAACCAAAGCCCGGGATGTATACATAGTGAACAAAGTGGATTCGCTTCTGTTTTAGGTCATCTTCTGGGTCCCAATTACGCCGAATAGCCAGAATTTCTCCAGTTGTACGCTCCAAAGTGATGACATAGGGTATGGCTAACTCATTTTCGTCTCGGTATGGGTCATCTTCTAGGTCTAAATCCACGTGCATCTCAAGAATTAGGTACCTATCGTCCTGAACGATGGTCGCATCGTCATCTTCAGCCAATTCACGAGTAAATTCAGGTGGTACAGACCCCGGATCAGGTAATTCTATGTCCCGATAGAAGCCCGCAACCTGCAACTTCTTGATTTCATTCTCAGTTTTACGCATTACATGCGTGTATCTGCCGCAAGTTTGGAGGTCTGAGGCCCCATAACTAATGATGAAGTCCTCTGCGGGGATGAAAACTGCGGCTTGACGACCCAAAGACGGGTCAAAATAGACTTTTTTGAACGCTGAACCAGCCAAAGCCAGCGACCAGAGCATCCTTTCGTGCTCGGCACGGTACTCAGGCATCTTTTCTGTGAGTTGGTAGTTCATGTCGTCCTTGACACGAGCCGCCGCTTGCTCTTTTTCCTTGGTCAGTTTGCCAATAATCTGCGTTTTGACCGGCCCCGTGGGCGGAAATGTCTCCATGATGGAGTCGGCTTGGAACCTAACAACTGCTTCTGAGAGCATTGGGTGGAAAACACCGCAAGCACCGGGCCACGGCTCGGTTCTCTCCTCAATCTTGAGGCCCAGAAGTTTCAATCCATCGCTATAAGTCTTCTCCCAGTCCTTTCTAGAGTTTTTATCAGACTGAAAATCACCCGTTAACTCCTCAGACAGAGAGGCTAGAACACCCTCATCCAAATGTTCTGCTAAGTTTGCAGCGAAATTTTTAATCCCCTCGCCGTCATACTTGCCCTTCTCTATCTCAATCTCTATGCCACCGGCTTTAATCTCGACGCTTTCGGGATCTTCGATCTCAATCTCAATGGCGGGTTCGTCCCCCATCATCTCTTGTAGCCCCATCGGGGCTTGGTTTAATGCTTTATCGATTGCCATATTTGTCCTTAGTAGTACGCTTTACCCCGGCGTCGGAAGTATTTCGGCTCATCAGGCTCGTCACTGTTTAAGCGCACCAAGCCTCCCTGTCTAAATCTAAGTAGCGCCTGTGTCATGGCGTCCACTAAGTCATCATGCTCCCCGGCTGGGAAAGACGCAAATTCTTCAATAACTTCATCTGCCCAGCGAGTTTGTGGCGCCCAGATCATTTTAGACGCAAAAAGATCTGCTACGGCGTTTACTCTCGTTATTTTGTCATTTCCCCGGGTCGGTGTGTAGTCCTGCACCGGGATGCCCATGGATCGTAACTCAAATATAAGGGGGGTGCCCGCCGCCTTGGCTTCGATGATGCAGCAGTCTGGCGAGAAGTCTCTATACAACTCAAAGGCTTTTTGTTTAAGTTGCGGGAACTCTAGTCTTTCTTTAAAGGCATCAAGGAGGATTACTTGTGGATGGGCTTCGTCTTCTGG